AGCATTTCCCCCAAGCATCCCTCTAAAAGCAAGCTGTCTGAATAGCTTTGTGATATATGTCACAGGGCGAGTCCCGTACTTGTACCCAAAGACGCTCTTGAGTCCGTTGTCAATAAGGTTGTCAAGCTCTGTCGGCCTCATGTTTACGTTCTTCACATAGCGCTGGATATACTTAAACTGGCTTTCTTCCAACGGAGAAAATTCTAATTGTACTCCGGCTTTTGTTTGTATCTTCTCGAGCACAGGATCCATGTGAGCCTTACGAGTTGCTCGCTTCACATACGCATCAAGAGCCCCCCAAGTATCCTGCTTATAGCCTTTTGCGCCAAGGCGCTTGAGGAGGAAAGGATCATATACTTGCCCCGGTATCTTGTCACTGATTATCTTTGCAAGGTCTTCATCAAATTCCTTCGCAACTATCGAGTCATCAAATATGTGGGTAATATATCTGGATATTTGTTTGTCTTCTGGAAGGTCTAGTCTCCTCGCCCACTCCTTCATCCATGCTTGTATTTCTCCTGCGACTTTCATTTCCTTCGCAGAAAGAGCCATTTCTTGCCCGTCAAGGTACTTGAATATCTTTTCATTTGACTCTTTTGGCACTTCCTTGCTCCACGCGCTTATCTTGTCTATATTCTTTGGAAGCTCTCTTACATAATCTTCATACGCGCTCCTTACCTGCGCCGCTTCTTTTTCAAAACCTATCTTTTTGAGCACTCTGTCCGGCGTTCTCATATAGTCCAAAAAGTGGACTTTCCTCTTTACATCAGTTACCGTGCGTTCTATAATAGAAGGTAATGATCGAACTTTTGATTGGTATTCGCGGGGCACTTGTAACAGTCTGTCTTCTGCTTTTGTTGCCACTGATACTTCCTCTTTTGGCACTAGCACAGTTTTTTGAACTGGTTTTTTCAAAACCGACGAAGTTCTAAGCGCCTCCTTTGCCATCTTCCTCTGCTCTATCGCGTTCTTGAAGGTCTGGAGAAATTCGTTGGCCACGTCTCTATCTTCAAAACCAAGTTCCGAAAGTATGTCGTCTCCTTTTTTCTGAAACGTAAGGGCTTTTGCATTTCTCGCATATTTCCCCCCGTCCATTCTGCTTCCCTCTTTCCCTAGAACTTCCGGCAAGCCGGTACTCATTTTGTTATTCGCTCCTCCTTCCTGATATTTCACAAGGTCATTATAGGTGTCTATATTGTTGTCATAGTAAGCATTAGCAACATCAAGATCTCTCTGCAAATTACCATACTCTTCTTCTGAAACCACCTTCTTTACTGGCTTCGCAAGTAGTGGCGCTTTCTTTGCCTTTACCGTTGGAGTTTCTGACGCAATAGCACGACGATTTTTAGAAAGGGCCGCTTCACGCTTCGCATCTGCTTTGGCGCGCATAAAGCCCACCACTTCTGGCTCGAAAGCGTCGATTTGTTTTTGTATCTCATTAAATTTTAACGGATTTTCTTGAGCATCTATAGTCGACTGCAAAGATTCTAGCCTTTTTATCTCTTCTTCCCCTCTGCTATAGGATTCAATAAACGAATTAGTTTTCTTGTTATAAGAATCCATCGGATCTGTCGCCTTCTTGAGTAGGCCACTGTTCTTGAGTTCTTCGATAGATTGCTTACCTACGCGCTTTTCTACTGTACCGCCGAAAGGAATAGAAATGACATCCAGCGCGGAGAATAGTCCGTGCTTGAGATTCTCGTTTCTGATAGTTCTTTTCTCCACAGGAGTAAGCTCCTCCTTCGCGTACGCATCTTCTGAGGTCTGTCTCGCTCTTGCCTTTTCTATGTCGAGAGGATTCACTGGCTTGCTGTTCTGTTCGAGCATTGAGAGCCTGTACGCTCTTTCGGTATCAGTTCCTTTTGAAATAAGAGCCTCTGCCTTCTTATTTATTCTCTCGTCTTTTGACATACCCACAGTGGAAAGTAACCCGCCGGACGCGATCTTGTCTTCAATAGGTATTTTGTAGCCTTGTCTTGCCATGGCATCCTGCTGTGCCCGTAGTTGCTCGTCTCCAAAAACTATCTTCTTTGGCCCTTCAATAAGACCACGAAGAATGCCCCCCGCCATATTGTTAGGAAGTTTCGAGAGGACTTTGTCAAGAGTTGACATCGGCGCCTTGCTTATCGTCGTAGCGCCACTTAAAACGCCCACAGGCTTTGTCTCTGGTTTCGCGAGCAATCCTTTGCTCTGAGCGCTTTGTGATAGTAGTCCCATAATGATTAAGGAGTTCTTGTCCCTCCACTAGATGTTTTACTCTTAGTAGTTGCTGGCATCAAATTCTTTGGAAGCCAAGTATTAGCAGGGTTGACGTACTGCTTTGGCGGGTAGTATGCGGTAAATCCTTTCGCTGTACCGCCATTTTGTATCCAAGCATTGTAAAGATTCTGATAAATTGTAGGATCAACATAGCCGTCTTCTCCTCGTGAGTTTTCTAGTTCCTGACTATCTTCTGCTCCCATTTGAGGTGTGTAAGTAAGCCCACCACTTGTGTATGTTCCTTTTGGTGTTGCAGGAGCTTTCGAAGAAGTCGCCTTTGGAGCCACAGAAGATAAGACATTTCCTTTCGAATCGTACCTTGTCTGACCTGCTGAAAGAGTATACGGAGTTTCTGCTTTGAGGGCCGCTTCTTTTGCAAGTTTCTGCTCTTCGTAAAGTCTGTCACTCGCTGCCTTTGCGGCGCTGTCTGCTCTATCAAGCACAGTCTTCGATACGTCTATCGCGCTCTTTCTTGTCGCTTGGAGATTCGCTAGTTTCTGGCGAAGTGTCTGCTGTTTGAGCTCTCCTTGTCGCTCTAGTTGCGCCTGCTGTCCTCTTACAAGAGAAAGGGGAATACCAAGGCCACGGCCTTCGAGCCCTGCAACGCCTTGCCTTGTCGATCCTTCAAGAGTAGTGAGATCATTCTGTGTCGTCTGCTCTTCTGCTCCCGGGGTGAGGTTCGCGAGATACGCCTTGAGATAGTCGTCTGAGTTCATTGTCGCGCTGTTGCTCGCTGGAGTAGCTACTGGTGCGGGAGTAGACGTTTGAGGAGCAGGAGTCATAGCTTGTCCACTCATAGCGGTAGACGCTGGCAGAGTGCTTGCGCCTGCCTGTCCTCCCTGTAGTTTCGCAAGAAGAGCATTGTTCTGTTCTGCTGTGCCACGGTAGTCATTACCTAGCCCATAGGTCTGTGCTCTTTGAGCTACGGAAGGAAGAGCTTGTCCTTTGCTTTTGAAGTAATCGTAAAGAGTTGAAATCATATCTATAGTTTAACAAAATTATTAGGTGAAGTCTGTGTATAGTCAATTCCTCTATCAAGCACGACGTTTACCGACTTTTGGCTTACGTCCTGCTTCATTTGCTTGAGCCCATTTGCAAACTTGAGCGCATATCTGTCCGCGCGCGTGAGATCGTCGCGCTGCATGTAATACTCACTTACTGCGTACCAAACAGGAAGTATGTGGTATGTCTCTGGGTAAGGAGGCATTTGTCCGATAGTATACGTCGCCGAGCCTGCCGAAATACTTGTACCCTGATACGGTTTGACAAGGCTTATCGAAGTTGCCGACGCATAGTTGCCTATCTCGTACCACTGGCCGTCTCCTTTGTTTGCTGTGTCACTATCAGTAATTCTTATAAAACGCCCCACCATCGCTGCCGTCCACGTTGTCCCTGACCCGACAACCGCTGTTCCTCCGTTTGTGATAGAGACTATTGTCCCCGCCGTGTAGTCCGCGATACTAAGATCCTTTATTGTTCTTTTATAGACTGGCGTAACGGCATCACTTGTGGAAGAAGCAGGAGTAGGGTAAAAGTAAAGGCGCTTGCCGAAGATAAACCACCACTCAGGAATGTCCGAGGTGATTGTTGTCGTACTATTGAGCCTATCCCAAAACTCTCGACTTGGAGCCTCCTTTGGCACATAGTTGGTTGAGCCTATGGTAACTCTCAGTGACTCCATTTTTTCGAAGTCCGCAGGAAGTTCCACATATTGCTGACTTGCCACAGTTGAAATAGGCGTTCCTTCTTTTTCTATAAACCACCACGCGGCCGAGCCAAGAATAACCCTGTGGCCGTCGTTTATCCATTGATTACCAAGAGTAACATTCGCGCTGTCTTGGTTGTTTGTTGTTGACTGGTATAGATTCGCTAAGGTTGTAAATGACTTCATAATTTTATACTACTAAAGGCACGTCTAATAATTCGTACTCCAGCTCCACTGTTGACACGACTGGGCTTGCTCCCACAGTAGGCCATACAAGGGAGAGCGCCACCGTAGAGAAGGAAGGAAGAGGAGCTCCCGCAGTTGTTTGCGAGTATCTTTTTTGAAGAGGTAGCGCCACTGTATCAAGAGCGTTGATAACAAGCGAGGAAGTAGACGAGTTATCGGTGAAAAGTTGAAGCGACATCGTCCCGGCTCCCGCTGTGCATAATCCGTAATACTTTACTGTCACTGACTTTACTCGCCCGATCTTCATGTAATCAAATTCTGGATCGAAGTAGAATGTCTTTAGGTTGCCGTCTCCTGTACCATTCGAGGACTGCATGATGTTCAGACAAGGAGTTACCCCTGCCGACGCAACAAAACCCTGCTGTAAATCAGTCCACAAGAGCGCTCCTGATGTTCCTTGCTGTGAAGTAGAGTACAAATGGTTAATATCATAACTCTTCTTGTATTTATCTCCCATGGCTATTATTTTGCCTCCAGCGTTCAGATAAATGATGTCGTTGATGACCACAATTCCTCTATTCGCTGGTGCTGTGCCGTCAAAATCCGCAAGCTTGGTAACTGAATTGCCGGAGATCATCTTTATTTTATTCCCTCCATTTCTCGCGGTGACGCCGTAGGTTGTCACTGTAGGCGCGCCATTCCACAAAAAGAGAGAGGAAACTGAGTTATCTTCGAGCGATACGACGCTCGTTATGTCAGAAGACACATAGTCCCATGTGTAAAGGAGAGCTTCTCCTGTGCTGTTTGCTTGGTTATAATAGTTACCTGTAATGAGAAAGATGTTTTGGAGTTTCTTCATCGCCACAATTTGAAAACCTAGTGGAAGAGTAAGGACTCGCGAAGAGAATGTACCTGCTGTGCCAGCGTTGCCATCATAAGCATGCACATACCGTCCAGAGCCAATATAGAGCACTCCGTCTGCTCCAATTTCCATAGGATGTGGTGCAGTTCTTTGGTCGACGTCTTTTCCGTCAGCTGGCGAAGCTGTAGTAATATCGAGCCTTGGCGTGTCAATAGTCCCCGACATAAAAGTGTCATCGAACGTAGAAAAACCACTGTACACTCCGACGTTCCAGTTGAGGCTGTTGTAGTATGAGTAAAAAAATGATGTCGAATATGTCGTCGCTGTAATCTTGTGGCGGTAAATGATGCCATCCTGCCCCACGGGAGTCGTCCCAGTTATTGTATGAGGAAACGAACCAGCGCTTGAAAGTGTATTTGTCGACACGTTGTACGAGTGTATTTTGCCTCCTGCGTCTACAAGATATGCTGTTGTGTTGTCGTAAAAAGCCCCTGCGCTGATAACTCCTGCGAGGCTTCCTCCACTTGCTGTAGCTCCTGAGTAATAACCGGGGCATACACTTCCGTAAAAACGAAACGGATCTATTTTACTAAGCGAAAGAAAACCGTCCGCTTGTGTTTGCTGTAAATAATTTGTCGCAGAAAATGACCCTCCAGCACCAAGACCCTTATGCCAGTCGTCCGCTCCCCACTTTATTATCCCACCTTTTGAGTTTTTTATATGCTTCATGGAAAAAAGAGTAACATTCCCCCGCTTGGATCTGCCGCTATACTGATAATAAGATTCACCATGAACGTAGACCCTGCTGTACAATCTGCCCGAAGTGTCGAAGTGCTTGGCGTTGCTATCGGCCCCCCCGAGTCAATTATACTCTGAACACCATCAAAAATACTTGTAGACGACTCACGGAGCGTTCCTATACCTGCTGAGAAAGTATTCCCTCCGTTGTATGCTCCTCTCGTGAGCATCACCGACCATGCTTGTGCAGATGTAGTATTGACTGAAGCTGTGAGGCTGGCAACTTGAGTATTATTTATTCCATTGTTCGAAAATGCTCCTGCGTTCGCCTCTGGCTGAGAGACAACATCATCTATTACTTGATACGAAGCGAACCCGATAAGCTCGTTAGAAGCAAAGGGTATCGTCGCTTGAAGGGTATTTGCTCCGCTCGCAGGATTCACAAGCGCCCACAGATTTATAGTCTGTTGGTTTCCGTCGATGATACTTGACCCATAAGAAACTACGTTTGTGAGTGCTACTCCCCCGTAGGTGAGCCCTGTAATCTTTGTGCCAGCATTGACAAGGAGTATCTTTTTAGATGCGCTACCAGTAGTGAACGAAGTGCTTGTCGTTCCGCTTCCTATTACCACCAAGCTACCTGAATTATCGTATGATATTGCCATGCTAAGCCTCCAAGGCGTACCCCACGAGTTGCCATTTATTAAGGTTATTCGCTGTGTTATAGAAGAAACCAAGCGTCATTATCTTGCTTAGAACAGTTGTACTAGGAAGCGCGAAGCCTCCTGCCACATAGTCCGACCCCCATGTGATAGCGCGCGCTGTGCCATTGTCCTTGAAGCGGATTACAAGCTTCTTGAAGTTATAAGGCGAGCCAGTAGGATTTGCAATAGTTACTGCTGTCGCAAGTGCCGTTATGTCCACACAGTCCTCTTCGTAGCGCGGTGTTACTGTCGAAGCACTTGCTACACTCTGCACGACATTTGTCCCCTTTGGGAGAGGAGAAGTCGAGTCAAGAGTGCTGTGCGTATGCTCTCGCATTAACATCTCTAGTGCTTCAATTCTTTCTACTTCTGTTGGCATACTATTGAGCGCTCCATACTATTGACCATGTTTGAGATGGACTACCGAGCTTAGTCCATGTGATAGTGATATTTGTTGAGTCTACGGTTATCGCCCCTTGGTTCCTGTCCGGTGAAAACCCTTCGACAAGAAGGACTGCATAAGTAGAACTGTCCGAATATTGCAAATTCCCTATACCAACTCCTGCGTTCCCACCGAGAGAGGTATAAACACCAGAATAAAAAGCGTTTGAAAGACCGCTTGTCGACCCAGAAACATTGACTTGTGTAGGAGTTCTACCAAGACCGTGTGCTATTGTTTTTGTGGTAGTGCTCGAAGCTGAGTGCGTTGTAAGGCCAGAACTAGCGGAAATAGTCGGAGTGCTTGATACAATAGGAGTACCATCCGCCTTCACATAGCTTGTGCACCTCCAGTTACCTGACCCGAGAGAGATAAACTCCGCCGAGTCTCCAGTTGCCGTAGTAATTGACGCTCCACCCGGCAAGATAAGAGACGTCGCATTATGCGTAAGGGTAAGCGTCCCTGTAAAAGTTACCACTCGACGAGTTCCTGCTTGTATCGTACCTAGCCCTGTAATGGTTGTCGTTCCTGTAATTCTCACATAGTTACCTGTCGCCACGCCTAGATCAGTTGTTGTTGCTGATGCAATATCTGCTCCCTGTGCTTCGTTTATTTCACCACTGAAAGTAGACGTACCAGAAAAAGAAGGAGAAGCTGTTTCTGCTTTTCCAGCATTTAAGTTCGCAAAGTTCGTGTTAATAACTGTGCGAGACGTTGCTCCACTATCTGAGCTGTTAAGAGTAGTAATTAGTGACATAGTTTATGGTATCTGCCATGGCTGTAGTTCAGTCCATGGGAAAGTAAGCGCGTCCCATATGCGCACACCAACTGTGGGAGGCATTTCAATGAAAAGATTAGGGTTCTGCATCCCCGTTGCCGGCTTTAGGTAAGTGTTTATGAGTTCTCTATCTCCTATCATACTTGTTTTTCTTGCCACTTACGCTCCAAGTCTTCCACAAATGACTTTCGAAGACTTAGTTTCTTGTCCTCTTCCATCATTTGATAGATCTTTTCTTCGAGCGAGTCCTGCTTTTCTATGAGTCCGTAGTAAACATCCTTCTTTTCTTCGATATGAGTCTGTATATCTTTCAACTCTTTGAGAAGTTTCGATTTCTTTTCGTTGATTTCTATACAAAACTGCTCGTAGTCTTGATATGCTTTTACTTTTTCCGGCTCATAGTTCTCTTTGAGCACGCTCATTCTTCTTAGAATAACCTGCTCCGTTTTTTTAAGACGCAAGTTGCTTTCAATAAGGGAGTCGTTCTCCTTCTTTTTCAAACTGATAGCTTCTTTTTTGTCTAAGAGCTTCATTTATTTAGTGTCTGCAAGATCTGCAAACTCTTCTTCTACTACTTTAGCTTTCTTCTTCGAAACTTTCTTAGTCTCTTCTATATTGAGAGCTTCGAGAGTAGATACAACTTCATCAGAAGGAAAGCATTTTGCCAACATCTCTTCTCTCGCCGACTGATTATTTGTAAGAAGACCAGCTTTGTTGAGTTCTCTGTCAATAAGATGCTTTGCGAAATGGTCCGCTTTGTAGTCTTCGAGGAACATAGTCTGTCCTACGCCAAAGGTGTACTCTACTCCTCCAAATTTCCAAGAAAAAGATTCGTTTGAGAAATTTGTAAATTTTTTTGCTTCCATAGTTGTCTTTCTGCCGAATTTGATAGCACCGGCAAGCGTGTTATTTGGTTAATCTCCCGCGGGAGGTAAAGAGGATGATGACTGCGATTTTCGAAACATATGTGTTGTTCAGTGTCGTCCTCTTTACCTCCCGAAGGAGGTTTTGATTACAATGTAACCAAACCTAGTCAAGTTTAAGGTCGACTGGTGTATTCTGTGCTGTGATACCAGCTTTAGCTACTACTCCAACGTGAGTAAGAATAGCTGAGTCTGCTACTGCCGCCCCTGCTGTTGTGGTAGGGACTCCCACTGCCGAGCCGACAATAGGGGTTCCTGTACAAAGCATAGCTGTTACCCCACGAGTAGCCACCCATCCGAATGACCCTGCTGGGATTGCTGCTACTGCGACACCAACGATAGTCCCTGTGAGAGTAGTTGCTGGTGACTGGATAACGCCGTTGTAACGGTTAGCGATAAGAGAAACCGTGACTGTCCCTGATGTCGCAACTGCGAAAGCATCTTCGAGCTCTACGCGCATTGTTGCTGACGAGTTAGCAGCAGGGTTGCTCTTGATTTTAAGAGTCTGCCCTGCGCCAGTTGTTCCGATCTCGACTACTAGGTAGCCTCCTTCGTACTGGTTAAGTGTTGCTGCTGTTGCTCCGAGAGTGACAGTAATTGACGTATCACCGACTGCTGCTGCTGCGGTAGGAGTTAAGTTCACATGGTTTGGCACGACTGCTGGGCTCTGGATTGCGTTTCCCGGCACGAGCGCTGACGCTCCTGCCTTGACGTATCTAAAAGCTCGCCCATCTGTACTAAACGCTTTGTCCCCGAGGTTGTGGAGACTGACGGCGGAAGTCGTGTATAGTTCTTGCGCCGCTATCTGTACTGATCCACCAATTTGTGTAGCCATATACTTGTTTTAGTTATTTTTAGTAATTAAGCAGCTGAAGTGATGCCTGTTAGCTTTGAGTGTCTCTTAGGGTTCATAGAGATAAGCTCGCCACCAAGGTAGATATGACCAACAATAGCTGCTGAGTTTGTAGGCTTGATCCAGTCTGACCATGAAAAACCAAGACCAGTAACTTCTGAGTAGTCGTTTCCTTCGATGTCCTGGCTCTTGTATGAAACAGGAGTTGTCATAGCCATAGGAAGAGCGTAGAAGTCTACGAAGTCTTCATTGACGAAGTAAAGGACGCCAGTAGTACACTTTTCGTCTGCAAGAACAGGGAAGCCTTTGAAATAAAGACCTGTAAAACCAGTTCCTCCGACAAGATCTCCTCCCGGCTTACCCATAGAGTGGTTGCCACTCTGTGAATACATGCTCACTGACTTAGCAATTCTTTCCTGTGGTTGTAGGAGAGACTCGTAAAGAGCGAAGATAAGTTCAGTTGTAAGACCGATAGTAGGGGTTTGTGCTCCTGATGCCGCTGCGTTGTAAAGCGTAGACATCTTATTAAGAGTGATAGTCCCAGATGATGCGGTTACAGTTGATTTGAGAGTAATATAGGTTGTTCTTGAAAGGCCACCATAAGTAGTGACGTTTGTTCCGTCGTCTACGATAGCTTCAAGACCGAGGAAGTCCTTTGACCCGTTACCAGTACCAGTTCCGTAGAAAATAGTACCAATATCGTCGGCCATGTCCTGCGCTGTTGAAGCGAGTTCAAGCTTAGCAAGATCGAGAACTTTCTCTTCTGTTGCGTTTGCTGAGAGCTCGTCAAGAGGAAGAGCCACTGTCATTTGATAAAACTTCGGCACAAATTCAGTGTTGACACGGTTGTCTGTTGCTGATGTTGAGAAAGTATCAAAACCTGCAAAAGATGTTCCTGTAGTGTTCTTTGAGAACTTTACAGGAAACTTCATCCTTTCACCATTAAACTTCTGTGCGCGAGAGAGCATGCGAGTTGCAAACACATTCGAGTTAAGAATTGTGTCGACAAGTTTTGGCATGAGCTTCGATTGTGTTGTTGTAGTAACACGATTTCCAAGTGCTGACATAAATGATTAAATTATTTTTGTTAAAGTTGATTCCACGATGTTTTACGAAGGTCGGCTGGTGTGAGATAGTCTTTCTTTGGAGTATCACCTCCCGCTTTCTTCGTAGTGATGTCGGCAATTTCCTTACGCTTGATAGATGCTTGGATTTTTGTTTCATTTTGCTTGCCTTTAAGAGCAACCATGATGTCGTATCCTTTGCGAAGATCGAAGTTTCCTTGCTCGTCTGTAGGGCGGTAGTCGAGAACTGTTTTGATGAGTTCGTTTTTATCAAATTTCTTCCCCTCGTTTTCGAGAGAAAGCACCTGATCGTCTACCCATTTCTCCCACTTCTTGGCCTCGTCGGTTTGCTTATTTTGTCTTTCCTCGTAGGTCTTTAAGACTCGCTGTTCAATTTCTTCTTCGCGCGCTTTTTCTCGTGCTTCGTACTTTTGCCACGCCACTTCATTCTCCCCGAAGAGTTCTGTGAACCAGTCCGGGATAGTGCTATCCTCAGGCTTTATCCTTTCCTCTACTTTTTGCTCGAGTTCTCTCTTGTAGGCTTCGAATTTTTCGTCAAAGTCTGCTTTAAGTTTTTCCTCTCGCTTTTGCCACCGTATGTGAAATGGAGTGTCTTCTTCTTTATCCGAATTATCCTCAGGCTTTTCGGCTTCGTCCTTTGGTGTATCGCCCGGATTAGGCTCCTCCTTATCTTGTTCTTTCTCGGGTTGCGACTCCGAAGGAGTTTCCTTCTCCTTGTCATAAGGAGCGAATGGATCGCTACCTTCTTTTTTAACATCCGCAAAAATTTCGTCTATTGGCATATTGTGTTTACGCAGACTACATTATTTATTGACGTGTGGTCGAGAAACGTCATCACACTTTACTTTATAATCCTTCGCCCAACTTTCATTACTGCTGGACTTGGCCTTGGTTTTACTTCTACCATGGTCGCTTCTTGTGCTGCCGCTTTCTTACTTTCTGCACTTTCTGGCTTTTCGACTCCGTGCTTTACTCGTAATTCATGCTCAGTCATTGTCGCTTCCGAGGCCTTGTCCTTCACCTTCGCCCCAAACACTTTTGCTTTGCTCTTGAGAGCTTCGAGTTGTGCTTTCATGATTTATGTTGTGCCTTTCGGCTTTACTAATGCTTGTAATGCTATCTTCCCCATTTCGTGATTTCTATCGGCTTCTTTCTGAGCACCTTCTTGCTCCATTTTCTGCTGTTCCTGTATAGCCATCTGCTCCTGCTGTTGTTGCATCATCTGCTGTTGTTGCATTTGCTGTTGCTCCGCGAGCTCGGGGAAAAGCTGTACTGGATCCGACATCCACAGATAGAGACTCTTCGCGGACTCTCGCGGATTGGGAAACTCTAGTTTTTCAAAGAATGAGATAGGGTCTATACCTTTCTGTGCCCATAGAGCGAGAGCTTCACCGCGTTGGCTCTCTGGGTCTTTAGGTATCATCGAGCCCTCTTTGACTCCTACAATAAGCTTAGTGGTAAGGTCTTGTGACGAAAGAGTGATATATTCCTTCGCTCTTTCTTTGCCGAGGACGGACGCCGCGTGAGGCTCGTCGTAGTACACATACATAAGCTGTACCCACCAGTTGAAGACGGCATCGGAAAACTGTTCGAGATAAGTCGAGATTCCACCACCAATTCTGTCGGAGTCTTGGCCTTGGACGATTCTCTTTCCACCTACAGTGTCCTCTCCCATTGTCCCCTGAGGAGTAGAGCCACGAGTACCGAAGATGTTTCGAAGCTCGTTTCGATAGTCGATAAGTGACTCATACCCTGCTTGTGGGAGGGGAATACCACTGTCCCGCTTGACCGCTTGGTTGACATCGCCTGTCGGGACCCAAATAGTGCCACCTTTTCGAAGCGCTGCCGCCGCCTGCGCGCCTTGCTCCTCTGTAAATGCGTCTCCTGAGACGATAAGGCCACCATTCGCGCTGTCAATGTTCTTGTCAATCTGCGAAAGACGCTTGTTGATAAGGTCTTGGAGAGGCATACCCTGCACGATCATGTTTGTCTCGTCGTGAGGTTGTCTGCCAAGGTTGAAAATAGACAAGAAAACATAAGGCTTTTTCGGCTGGTTGAAGTGGTTGCGCGCAGGAGTGCTTACTTCCATATCGTCTCCGTAGTCGTCCACTTTCTTTTCCTTACTTTCTGTGTAATTCCAGTGTGGATTCTTTATTTTGCCGAGCACATACTTGTCATCGAGAGTCCAAAAAGTATATTCGTCCGTCACCCACATCATATATTTGATGTTTGAGCCCATTTTGCTATCAACTTTCTTCTCAATAATGTCTTTCTTTTCTGAAAAACGTATTACAAGGTCGGAAGCGAGGTCTTCCACCTGCTCTCCAATATAGTATCCAGTATATTCGCACTCTTCTACAGTCGCCGTAGGGTCGAGCACCATCTTCTGTGGCCTGATTGCGACACAAGTAATGTCATTTTCCTTCATTGACCAGCCAACTTTCACAACTCCGAGGAGATAAAGCGCCCAATAGCGAGTCACTTGCTTCATTTTGAGATTATATCTGACACGATCTGCCGTGTAGTAGAGCATCTTTCTCACCTTATCCGCGATTGCATTACCTATTTCTGAGTTATCCGACTCCACTTGTGGCTCTGCTTTCGGTCTTGTAGCGATAGGAAGGAAGGTTTCGAGTGATTCGAAAAGAAGGTTGTCCACTGTAGGACGCTTCTCGCCCCCCGGATTAAACTGCTTGCCGAGCCAGTAGGCTTCGTTTTCCCTTTGGATAGCTTCAATTCTTTGTGCATAAGGAATCCACTTCTTTTGCCAGTCGCGCGCGAGCTCGAGGAGTTCAGTATCCGTCATCGAAAGAGAGAGCTCTGGAAGTAAATCAACAGGCGTCTCGTCAATAGCACCAACTTTGTTGATAGTAGAGCTTAGTGCATCGTATCCGTCTGTGAGTGGCATAGTATATAAATATGAAAGACGCGCTAGGGGAAGCGCGCCTTTCATTAGTTTTGATTAGGCTTAACGTATATAGTTTACCATACCTACACGCAGATACAAATGTCAAGTGTGAATAACTAAGATAGGCTTGCCTCTTTTGTACCTTATTAAGTCGAGTTTCACCTCTTCGAGTCCACCTTGTGCATCAAAGTTAAGGATTGCTTTACCATTACGGACGGAAAAAACCCCTGACTGATGCAAGATTGAGAATAACTCTTGATTTTTTCTGTACTCGATTAGCGCTTTCGCTTCTTCTTCTGTTAGTTCAACGATTACTTTAGAGCTCATAGTTCTTATCTTCGAATTGAAATTTTGGTTTGCCTGACACTGCCTGCTCGAGTGTCTTGCCTGATTTGAATAATGCTCCGTCTCCCATGAATACTTTCCCTCCGTCGTTCTTGAAGCGATCCATACCCACGCGCCAGTAGAGCGTGGCGTGTGCAAAGTGGTCCATTCCGTTACTTGTCTCCCACCTGAATATAGGCACTCCGAGAGTCTCAACTTCGGTTATTTTGTACAATGTCGCCCAGTTGC